GGTGAATTAGTTGCTAATATTGATGGTAGTAATTCTACTATAACAAATGTTCCTAATTCTGCCTTATCAAATTCAAGTATTACAATAGGTGATGAAAGTTCAAATACTTTTGACATTAACTTAGGTGATGAATTAAGTATTATAGGTGGAGAAGGTGTTGATACTACAATCACAGGTAATCTCTTAACGATTGCTGGTGAAGATGCGTCAACATCTAATAAAGGTATTGCCTCATTTGCAAGTGCTGACTTTGCCGTATCATCTGGTGAAGTAACAGTTAAAGCAGGTGGTATTACAAATACACAATTAGCAGGTTCAATCGCAAATGCCAAACTCTCAAACTCATCTATTAATGTTACAGATGGTGCAAATGATACAGATATATCATTAGGTGGTACAATTACATTTACTGCTGGTGAAGGTATGGATGTAACAGAGAGTTCTGGTGAAATAACTTTTGCTGGTGAAGATGCAAGTACATCTAATAAAGGTATCGCATCATTCTCAAGTGACAACTTTGCTGTATCAAGTGGTGCAGTAACCATTAAAGATGGTGGTGTTGTAACCGCTGAGTTGGCAAATGACGCAGTAACTACAGCAAAGATTGCCAACAGTGCAGTAACAAATGCCAAGTTAGCAAATTCTTCAATCACAATTGGTGATGAGTCCTCTAACACCTTCGATATTTCTTTAGGTGATGAATTCAGTATAATAGGTGGTGAAGGTATTGACACAACAATTGTCGGTAACTTATTAACAATTGCAGGTGAAGATGCTACAACAAGTAATAAAGGTATAGCATCATTTAGTTCAGATAACTTTACAGTTTCAAGTGGTGCCGTAACTGTTACAACTATTGATGGTGGCACCTTCTAATGGCAACAGTAATTAAACTAAAAAGAGGTACTTCAACCCCTTCTACGAGTGATATTACAAGTGGTGAAGTGGCAGTTGATACATCTGCCAAAAAATTATATATTAATGATAGTGGTACAGTAAAAGAAATTGGTGGTGCTAGTGCAATAGCAATCTCTGATATAAGTGATACTGACATAAGCAGTGAAACATTAAATGATTTATTAGTGTATGACGGCACTAATTATGTAAATAAAGGTAAACACGAAATTGTGCCTAATGTGCCATTTACAAAAGCAGACGGCACAGCACAGTTTTTAAATATGGTTCAAAATAGAGATATGACAACCATTATGGGTTTTTTAAATGACAGAGTTGCTCAGAAATATCACATACCTTTTACAAAGGCAGATGGTACTTCTCAGACAACATTAATCATAGATGGATAGGGGATTGATATGGCAGTAAAAACACCAATAAAGGCAACTTTTAGTGGTAGTGATGTTAATGGTCTAGCAGAATACGAGTCTGGTGATTTTATAGGAGTTGCAGCTGGTGGAACAGGTGCAGTAACACACACAGCAAATTCAATTCTTTTAGGTAATGGCACAAGTGCATTACAATCATCAGAAATACAAATTAGTGGCACAACTTTATCAAGTTCTGACTCTACAACAATTTCTATTGCTGAAGGTCTAATTGTTACAGGAGATTTAACTGTACAAGGAACTACTACAACTGTAGACAGTTCAACAATAAATGTGGTAGACAGATTTGTTTTTGAAGGTTCTTCTGATGATGCTAACGAAACAACTTTAATAGCATCAAATCCAGATGCAGATAGAACAGTTACCATACCAAACGCAACTGGTACAATTGTTTTAAAAGATACCACAGATACATTAACTAATAAAACAATTAGTGGTAGTAGTAACACATTATCAAATATTGGTAATAGTTCATTATCTAATTCTACAATTACAGTTTCAGCAGATAGTGGTTCGAACAATGCGTTAGACTTAGGTGATACATTTACCATTTCTGGTGGTGAAGGTATTGATACCTCAGTTTCAGGAGATGAAATCACAATAGCAGGTGAAGAGGCATCAACAAGTAATAAAGGTGTTGCATCATTCTCAAGTGATAACTTCTCAGTTTCTTCAGGTGCAGTTACAATTAAAGATGATGGTATTGCAACTGCTGAAATACAAGATGATGCAGTAACAACTGCAAAAATACCTGATAGTGCAGTGACTAATGCCAAATTGGCAGGTTCAATTGCAAATGCCAAATTGGCAAATTCTTCTATCACAATAAATGGTTCTTCAGTATCGTTAGGTGGTAGTGCAACAATAACAGGTTCAGAGTTAAGTGCAGGAGATATATTCAGTAACCCAAATACAATATCTTCAGACGCAACTTTTACAACTGCGTCAACAAAAAATGCATTTTTAAAAGGTGATATTACTGTGAGTGGAAATGCAGTTATGACCATAGATGGTGACGGTGTTTTACAGTTAATTTAGGATAAATAAAAAAGGAGTATAAATAGAGTTATGGCAAGTAGATTAAAAGTAGATGAGTTAGCAGGTGCAGCCGCTAGTACGATTACTCTGGTATCCGGTCAAACACTAGACGTATCTAGTGGAACATTAACGTTACCAAGTACATCAGTTACAAATGCTCAACTGGTAAATTCATCAATCACAATAGGTGATGAGAGTTCAAACGTTTTTGACATTTCACTAGGTGATGAGTTCAGTATAATCGGTGGAGAGGGTGTCGATACTACTATTACTGGTAATTTATTAAGTATAGCAGGAGAGGACGCAAGTACATCTAATAAAGGTATTGCATCATTTTCAAGTGATAACTTTGCAGTTTCTTCAGGTGCAGTTACAATCAAAGATGGTGGTGTGGTCACTGCTGAATTGGCAGATGATGCCGTAACAACAGCAAAAGTTACTGATGCAAATATAACAAATGCAAAATTGTCATCAACAGCTGTAACGTCAAATAAGATGGCATCTCTTGTAACTATTAACATTCTAGCATCAGACGGTTCAACGGTAGTAAAAACTATATTTACACCTGGTTCATAGGAGGTTTAAATGGCATCTCCTTCGTCAAGAGAACAACTTAAACAGTACGCTTTAAGGTCACTAGGTAAACCTGTAATAGAAATTAACGTTGATGACGAACAGGTAGATGATAGAATTGATGAGGCATTACAGTATTATGCACAGTATCATTATGATGGTATTCGTAGAACTTATCTAAAATACAAGTACACACAGACTGATAAAGATAGAATTACTGGTAATATAAGTGAAACTAGAGCAGAGGGTAACACTGCGTCTACTTCTTGGGAAGAAGACACTAATTACTTAATGGTACCAGACAGTGTAGTTTCAGTTGTAAATATTTTTCCTTTTTCAGATAAGGGTAATCTTAATCTTTTTGATGTTCGTTATCAAATGAGATTAAATGATTTATATGATTTTTCTTCAACATCAATTGTAAACTATGATGTTGTTTTAAGACATTTAGATTTTTTAGACCACGTTCTAGTTGGTGAAAAACCTTTGAGATTTAATCAGCACGATAATAGACTTTACATAGATATGGACTGGACAAATGACTTGCAAGTGGGAGAATATCTTGTTATAGAATGCTATAGAAAATTAGACCCAGATTCATATACAGATATTTACAATGACATATATTTAAAAAAGTATGTCACAGCTTTAATAAAAAGACAGTGGGGTGCTAATCTCTCAAAATTTGAAGGTGTAACTATGATAGGTGGTGTGACACTTAGAGGTGCAGACATATATCAACAAGCACAAGATGAAATAGAGAAATTAGAAGAGAATATAAGAACAACATACGAAGAATTCCCACATATGATAATGGGGTAAGTTATGGCAGTCAATCACTACTTTCAAGGTGGTCAAGGAATAGGCAGTGATGCTGAAAAAAGACTTCACGAAGATTTAATTATTGAAGGTTTAAAAATTTATGGTTTTGATGTCTTTTACTTACCTAGAACTTTGGTCAATCAAGATATATTATTAGGTGAAGATACACTATCAAAATTTGACTCTGCTCATTCAATTGAAATGTATATGGAGAGCAATGAAGGTTTTGCTGGTGAGGAAGAAATTATTAACAAGTTTGGTCTAGAGATTAGAGAAGACACTGTATTCACAGTTGCTAAAAGAAGATTTACAGATGCAGTAGATAATAACACTACTTTAATAAAAGAGGGTAGACCTAATGAAGGTGATATACTTTATTTTCCTTTGATGAATTCTTTTTTTGAGATACAGTTTGTGCAAGACCAAGAACCATTTTTTCAGTTAGGTAATTTACCTGTTTATAAATTAAACGTGACAAGATGGGAGTATTCTTCAGAAAAATTAGATACTGGTATTACAGATATTGATAGTGCTGATGAACAATATAGTTTAGACCAATTAGATTATCAAATAGAATTAGAAGAAGGAACAATAGAAGACTCAACATTAGGTTACTTAGCATTAGAAAATGATAGTGCTGATGGCAGAGTTCAATATTTCTTAACTGAAGATTTTAATATACAAACACAGTCAAAAGGTTATGCAGATAATATAGATATTGATAGTGAGGCAGGTTTTGATACATCAAGTGCAGCTGATGATATATTAGATTTTACAGAACGTAATCCGTTTGGAGAGGTAGACTTTTAATGTTTGGTAAATATTTTTATAACGAAGGATTAAGAAAAGTTACTGTGGCATTCGGTGCTATTTTTAATAAAATACAGATACAGAGAAAAGATTCGAGTGGCAATGTTGTACAATCTATTATGGTGCCACTAGCATATGCTCCTAAAGAAAAGTTTTTAGCAAGACTAAATCAACAAGCAGATTTAGAAGAAAGAGAGTTTGCAATCACATTACCTAGAATGAGTTTTGAAATTAAATCTTTAACTTATGACGCAGAGAGAAAATTAACAAGATTGCAAAAATTTAAAACTGTAAAAAGTAGTATTGACGGAAAGGTTATGAATTTTAATTACACACCTGTACCCTATACTATAGGTTTTGATTTAAATGTTTTTACTGCTACTGCTGAAGGTGGTTTACAAATAGTAGAACAGATACTACCATTTTTTCAACCAGATTACACAGTTACAATAAACGTAGTGCCAGAATTAAATATGAAAAGAGATGTACCAATTATTTTAAGTAATATTGACTATCAG